GTTTCCCCGTGCTCTTCCAAAATCTTTTCCGCACATGCGTCGGCGTGATTAATAAAATCGCCTTCGGCGCGCTTGTTCCGGTCAAGATCAAAGCTCGTTATTCTTATGCCAACATGCGCGGCATCGTCATACGTGCTTTGCCACCATTCATTGTCAAAAGCTCCTTCTAAATACCAATTAAGCGCGCGCTCTTTGGCCTTTTCAGTTGGCAATTCGTCATATTCATAAACCGTTTTTGTGATTGTTTTAGGCATGGTACTTTCCTTTTTTTGTGTGGTCATGATCTTTGCCCCTTTTAGTTTGAGTAAACCGCGCGTAGCACTGTGGCCACAAACACGATCAAGAAAGTAATCCCGCCCGCTAGGGCTTCGCCGCGCGTCATATTACTTTACCAGTGCTGAAAACTTCGATTGCGCTGCGCGGGCAGTGGTATGCTTTCTCAAGCTGTTCTTTCGCGTCCTCAATGCTTGCCGCCGCTAGGGACACTTTAAGCGCGGGCTTGCCCGTACTGTCAGGAGGTATGAAGCCAATGAAGCGGTAGCACTGAAAGGCCACAGGCTTGCCCTTAGGCTTGCGGGCGTGGTAGACCATTGTTGCTTCGTAATGGTTAGATGTTTTCATTTTAGCACCTTTTGTTACCTTTTAGTGTACTTGTTACCGTTCACTATGCAAGGATCATAGTTTATAGCTATTCACTATGCAAGGACATAATGGGTAATTTTATTGCTTTTTGCAAAATATCCCGCGAGGCCCGCGCTATGGCCGGATAAGCTTCGCGCGGTATCATGCGCCGCCCTGTCGCGCACTGGTAGACCATAGCAGGGCTAAGCGCCACGATGTTCTCAAGCTCGCGCACACTTAGCCCCTTGCTATGCGGCAGGTCAAGGTCACTAAGAGCAAGCAACACGCGCCGATACAGCTCGTTTGTAGGGTTATTCGTTCGCCAGCTCAACAGTTGCTTGGCCCGCTGCCGCTTAGTTTTGACCATTGGCTAACCTTTCAACCCAGCGCTCTATTTCCGGCCAGTGCTTGGACGGGATAGGATATTTATGCCGGAACCAGTTGCACACGTTCGGCTGTGTTGTGCCAAGGTATGCGGCAATATCCCCTTGCGTCCTGCCAGTTTGCACCAACAAGGCTAAATATTTATTGCTGATTTGCATGCTCATGGCTTTAGCCACGGCAGCTGGGCGTCAAACTCTTTGCCAAGCGGAACAGATATGTCAATTTCTCCCAGCTGCGCAGCTTCCGCCGCCAGCTTTTTGTCCATGGGCGTTTGCTTGTATGTAGCCTCCCGCGTAACTGGCAGTTTATTTTGTGCCAAGTGCTCTACTAACACAAGGCGGGCGTATGCGGCGGGCTTCATAAATTTTTGAGCTGCAAGGCTTTCAAATTCACTTAGCCACGTCGGCGCTACGGTAATCACTAATTTAACGCTGTTTTTTTCCATTTTTACTACTCCTTTTTGGGGTTGATTTGAATACGTTTTATACTGGTTTTGAGTACGCTGCAACTCCTTTTTGTATACAAAACGTATTGTTTTTTACCACGGCACTTTGCATGAATGCGTGTTTTTTAGCTCAAAATGCCTGTTTTTAGCCCATGAGTGCATGTTTTTGCAAAGTGACTACGCGAGCATGGAATAATGTAACCCATTGATTTTGCTATTGGGTAATTTTATTGCGGGTATGTGTCATAGTGAGAGGTTGCACGCATGGGCATTGAATTGTTTGGCAAATTCGCCATGAAGTACTGATTTATAACTGAATTCAAAAACAGGGGTACCCTGCACAGAAAGAAATTGCAGAAAAAGAGAAAAACAAAATTTCTCTAGTATATATGTTTTAGGATTTAGTTATTATTATAGACATCATGGTCACACCACCACCAAAAAACTAAACAATTCAACGCCTTAAAGCCTAACACAAATAAACATTGGGCATACCCCACTTAACCCCTTGAAACAAAACAATTTCCTTTGCGTGCATATTGAATGTAGTTAACAAAAGGTTAACAGCATTCATGCAAAGTGCATGGTTATATTTTTATTTTAAAAAACACCATAAAATAGCTTAACACCTCACTATGATATTAGTATTATAGCCATGCAAAGTGAATGAGGCGCCGCGCGGCTAAATTATAAGGAGGCAAGATACAAGGCAGTTAAAATTAAGTTGACTTAGGGCTAAGGCGTTTTAGGTTTAAGGCGCGAGGCTGCATAGTGACTAGTCACGGCAGGGCAGTTTAATTTTATTGCTTTATAACTGTGCAACTTGGGGGATAGGGCTCGAGGGGATTGAACTTTTTAAATTTGCGGAGATCAGTCCCAAACTGCAAAATTTTCGGGAATTTTTTGCCAAAAATTAAATTCCCTAACTCCTTAACCCTCCCCAACCAATATCGTAATTCCGACATCGTAATTCCCTAACTCCTTCTCAAACAACATAACCCCATTGCCAAACCCCGCCGCCTCATAGTACACTTCGTGGCGGAACCGGCCCGGGGCCTCCTTGCCGGGACGCAAAGCCCGGTGGATCGCACCCTGCCGGAGGATGGCGCCACCCTGCTGGGGAATTGGTCTCTGCCGCTTTGAAACAGCCCGGCTTCCGCTTACTGCTTGCGCGCGCCATAGTGCTGTGCCATAGTGTGGTCTGAAATTTCCCCTTTTGCATGGAGGATACCATGGGCTCAGAAGTCAACACCCCGACCACTGCTTCGCTGATCCAGAACGCGCAATGCCTTCTGTTGGTGTTCAGCACGGCGCTGACAAACCTGAACACGGCGCTGACCTCGATCGGTGTGACGAACATCACCGCGTCGCCGACGGTGGCGGCCACCGCGACGAGCATCGCTGCAACCACCCTATAACCCGAGGACAAGATCATGGGCATCTCTCCACAAACTGTCGAGAGCGGCGTGCCGGGGCAATTGTCCAGCACGGGCGGTGTGTTGAAAAAGGGGAGCGGAGTGCTGACCGGCATTTTTGTTTCGTCGGCATCTGCCACTCCGACGATCACGGTGTACGACAATACGACGGGCACCGGAAATCCGATCATCCCGACTTTCACTCCGGCGGCAGCCACATACTATGAGTTCCGGGCCTATTTCCAGAATGGGCTGAATGTTGTGCTTGGTGGGACGGTGACCGGCGCGGCGATGTACATTTAAGCGAGGGCACGATGTTCAAGAAAAATTTGTGGCTGATTTCCTTGGCGCTGTCTTCTCTGACAGTGTTTTCGTGCCAGCCTGCTTTTGCGCAGATTGCACCCGCGCCAAACCCCTTGTTGTCTGCCTCAAGCTCGGGGATCAACAACGAGAACCAGATTATCCAGTACGTCAATAACATCGACTATTATTTGCAAGGTGTTTTTGGTTCGGGAAATTCTCCCGTGCTTACTTGGGCGTCGGCTGGTGTCCAACAGATCATGGGCGGGTCTGACCAGTCAACCTTTACGGTCTTTGGGGAACAAGGAACGGGCGGCACGCTTCAAACTCTGATTACGAATTATGAAGGCACGTCCGATTTCGCGCACTATGCATTCTGTCATAATGTCCTGTGGACGGGGACAACTGCCACATCGACCTACGACCACACATCGACGAATTACTGCTGGGCGTACACCGATAACGGCTATGTCATGGCATTCTATGCGCCTGCGACGGGTGGTTCTGGCGCGCCCGCATTTGTGGCGACGCCTTCCTATTCGTTGAATTTAATGAATGGCACGACCACACTGGCAACGCCTTTGGCAGTGGCGAACGGCGGGACGGGCGCATCGGCGTTTACGCAAAATAGCATTCCCTTCATGGGTGCTTCTGGTGCTCTGACACAAGATAACGCGAACCTGAATTGGAATGACAGCACCTTGGCTATGACCTTGGGTGGAACATTGACTGAAACCAATACTCTTGCGCTCGGTGCATCTAATATCCTTGCCAATTCGTTCATCACCACTTCTTCCACCAACGCATCGGCGGCTGGCGGGGCGGTAACGAATCTGCTTGGCGAAATAATTGTTACTGGCAGTGGAACCCCAACATCAGGGGGACATCAGGTCGGGTTGAAGGGTTGGCATAGAACTGCGATCACCGCAGGGAATGTACCAGAAGCTATCGCCAATGAAGGGCAACTCGACCTGACCGGACAGACTGGCGGTTCGATTACCGATGCTTATGCTTATCAGGCATATCTCTCTATTGGCGGTAATGCGTCAGCAAACGCGACGAATATCTACGGCTTTGCTGTCCTTCAAGATTCTCAGTACACGGGGACGGTATCGAACCTCTATGGTGTCTATGTCGGACCTCTATCGTCCGTAAGCGGTACGGTCTATTCATTCTACGCTTATGGTACACTCAATTCCAGCACACCGATTATGTATCAACCAGGCCCGTCGCAATTTGGTTCTGGAATGTCAATCGGGACGAGTTCTGCTGGGATTTATGATCTTTCTATTGGTGCCAGCGGTACGGCGGGGGTGCGCCTTAATGTCGGAAACGGCGGTTCTGGTGTTTCCAATTACATGTCCTTCAACGGCAATCGGGCATATGTGGGTTATAATGACACAAGTTCTGATGCTGTAGTTCAAGGCATTTCAGGACGCGGAATAGAATTAAACGTAAACAATAACACGCTTGGTTCAGGAACCGCCCTTAAAATTACAACGACTGGCGCAGTAGGTATCGGAACTACATCACCGACGACAAATACCTTGCTTGATGTTCGCGGTGCTGTTTCTTCATATGGACTTGTTATAAATGCATCTGCACGAGCAGTTAACAATGCGACAACTTCTGACACCATAGCGGCGGGGATAGCCTCAACTTATGAGTCTACGAACTCGGCTACTATCACACTGACATTCGCGGCACCAACCATAGACGGAGAACGCCGTCGTGTTTGTTTGAAGAATGCATCTACTGTCACATGGGCGGTGACGTCTCCAGCAACAGCCGTGGCGGGCTTGCCTACTACGTTCCTTGCGGGTCAATGCGTGGAAGCAATCTATAACTCAGCTTCTGGGACTCCAACAAATTCCCCTGCAACGACATGGATTGTCTATTGAATTTGATTTTGGGGAATGACACGAAATGCAGGCCTTAAATAATTCTAACATAGGGGGATCGCTCAGTCTTGGTGGTGCGATCCCTACCGCTTCTGCAGGAACAATCGACACGGGATCAACATCCAACGCAGGAAAAGTTACAGGTTTATCTGGCGCCACGACGCTAACACTGACTTGGAATGCAGCATCTCCCACGGCAGGCCTTGCTTGCAATTTCACGGGGAGCGCAGCCTTGGCAACACCGGCGATCACGGCACTATCTACGGCGGCAGTTACAGTGACCATGACGGCGTTTACGGGAACTCTGTATTACGTTTGCTTCTAAATAAGGAGTACGGTGTTTAATGCCCGACCTAACCCAACAATTCTCGCAAAACAGAGACGAACTCTGCGACAAGATTGTTGAATTGGATCAGGCTTTGCAGTTTATGATCGGCGACATGGGAAAGATTGCGTTAGGCGAAGTCAATCCCCGCGCCATGCGCAGGTTCGCGGTGCAGAGCTTGCGGGGGCTTAATTTGATTTTGGGGAATGACACGAAATGCAGGCCTTAAATAATTCTAACATAGGAGGTGCGCTATGGGCTTGGTAAACACTTTGAGTACGCTTACAGGACAAAGAGCTGTGGGGCCGAGCCATTCGATTGAAGATCCCGGCCATAACCACGGGCTTCCTGAATTGCTGCCAGAACGCGAAGTTGGCCCGGACGATCCAGAAGACGAAGGTGAGTTTGACCGCGACGGCAACGAAGATCCCGGCACAAATCAGCCGCCCGCGCCGGAGGAAGATTTATTTCCTGAGATGCTTCCGAAGCCGGCAGCGGAAGAACAAGTTCCGCATTCTGTGCTTGTGACAGAGTTTAACTATTTGTCTATCGGGGGCCGCACGGGGCGGCTGCGCGCAGTGGGCACAACAGCCAAGGGTGCGGCATTCAGTCTTACGGAAGAAGTGCCGCCGAATGTCCCTCTGCAGGTCCTGCTGGGCTTTGTGGAAGACTTGCGCCGCAGGTTTGGCCAATGATCCCCGAAGAATGGTCTTCAGTCCAGAGCACGAATATCGACCAAGTCAAGTATGACCTGTCGGCCCATGAGCTGCACGTTCAATTCAAGAATGGCGGGTATTATATTTACACAGGTGTGCCGGTTGAAGATGCAGAAGAAATTTATCATGCCTCGTCCCCCGGATCGTATCTGCGTAGCAACATCATTGGCGTGTACCCTCATCGGAGGGCCTAATGGGACAGCGCGAAGAACTATTAAAGATTTTCAACGAAGACCGCGTTTATGCGCACGAGATTTTGTTTGCGCACCGACATAAGGACACAACCCCTGAGTTTCATCGGCAAACGCTACTTAATTTTTATTCTTCGCACCCGCGCGTGGCAGAAGAGGCTTTTCGCGGCGGTGCAAAATCAACGCTGATCGAGGAATATGTGATCCTCTCCGCGCTGTTCCGCGAGTTTGAATTTGCCGTGTTCATCGGTAACGCCTATGGCATGGCCTGCGAGCGGCTTTCTGCTGTCAAGCAGGAGCTCACAAACAACGACGGCCTGATCGAGTTGTTCGGGGACCAGCACGGTCCTACATGGGCAGAGGGTGAAATCGTCTTGGCCAACGGGCGCAAGATCCAAGCCCTCGGCGCGCGCCAGTCTATGCGCGGCGTCAAGCATAACGACGAGCGCCCTGACTTGGCCGTGGTTGACGATCTTGAAGACGAAGACATGGTCTCGTCAAAGGAAGCCATTCTCAAGAACAAGCGGTGGTTTAACGGTGTGCTTCGTCCCGCACTCAATCCCAAAACAGGGCGGATCCGCGCGCTGGGCACGCCACTTCACCCGGAAGCGCTAATCGAGCAGTTGATGAATAATCCCGAGTGGCTTTCCGCCCGCTTCCCGATTTGTTACATTGACGAGAACGGGATTGAGCAGTCCACGTGGCCTTCCCGCTTCCCCATGGAGTGGATCAATAAGCTGCGGCAGGACTATATCACCGACGGCGCGCTGACAGAATTCGAGCAAGAGTATATGTGCCGCAGCGAGAGTGCCGCTTTGAAGCCGTTCAAGGCCGACATGATCGTTACCGCGCAGGTGCGCCAGACGTGGGTTGCCAAGAAGCTGATCGTGGATCCGGCTCGTACCGTCAACGAGCGCAAGTCGGCGCAGACTGGTTATGTCGTGCAAAGCTGGATAGGCAACAAGTTAATCGTGCACGAAGCTTTCGGGGCCTTCCATCGACCGGATGAAATCGTGGACACTATTTTCAAGCTGGACGAAGAACATCGCCCTGTCGAGATTGCGGTTGAAGTCGATGGGCTCGAAGAATTCCTTATGCAGCCTTTGCGTAACGAGATGCTCAAACGTGGGCGCAGCTTGCCGATTATCCCTATCCGCGCGCCGAAAAATAAAATATCCTTCATTACGGGCTTGCAGCCGTTCTATATCGCCCACGAGGTGGTACATGCAAAGCATTTACCCGAGTTGGATGCTCAACTCCTTCAATTTCCAAAGGGCCGGATGGACATCCTTAATGCTGAAGCATATTCAGTTCGCCTTCGTTCAGGACATCCTGTGTACGAGGATTTTCAAGACGCGAACGTTGCCGAGGTATTGGAACTCGATAGAAAGCGTCCGGTCTTTCTTCTCATGTCTGCGCGACCGGCAATTACGGCAGGGGTGCTCTTGCAATACATCGACGGATGTGTTCGCATTTTCAACGATTGGGTCGTGCAGTTACCCCCCGTCGAAGCCTTCCGTCAAATCGTGGACGACGCCGTGCTATTTGCTGGTCGAAAGGTTGACATCGTGGTGCCGATGGAGCAGTTCGAGAAATACACCGGATACGGATTACCCGGTGCTGCGCGCGCCAACCGAATAGAGGTCAGGCCTGCCGCGATGGCAGGAGCATGCGAAGGCAACTTGAAAGACTATTTGCGCAAGACCATACGGGGAGAACCAGCCTTTCTGATTGATATGGAGGCCCGCTGGGTTGTTAACGGTTTTGCTGGTGGGTACGGCAGAAAGTTAAATTCTGCCGGTGTTTTGCAGGGGCAGACGGAGGACAACCAATATCGCATAGTGATTGAGGCTATTGAGGCCTTCATCGGGTGGTTTGGCAATAACGAGAGTGTTATTGATAAAGACCCGAACAAGCGGTATGCTCAGACTTCAGATGGCCGCACTTATCAGACCACTTTGCCGAGTAGGAACTCTCATGCCTAATGAAATTAAAAAGCCCGTTAGTGCGGAAGATCCGGCAATGACTGGCATGCCAGAAGAACTTGAAGAGGAAGAAGTTTCCGATGTCGAAGACAGGAAAAAAGAATTTTCTACTTCGAAAAAGGTTAGGGTTCAGCTTGAAGAGCTTTATGATACGGTTGTGGCCGGTTTTGATGACAAGCAAGATCAGACCGAGGATATCGAGCGTTTTTGGGACATTTACAACTGTGTGCTCAATGAAAATCAGGCATATTTTGGCAATTCTCAAATCTATGTATCCGCCGTCGCCGACGCCGTGGACGCTCTTACGACGCGCGACAATAATTCTTTGTTCCCTATCAACGGACGCTATGCTACGGCAGTGGGCCCCAATGGCACTGTTCCTTATGACGTTATCGCAATCTTAGACCATTACGCGCGCCAGACAAAGATGCGCGAAAACATTGTCCCTTGTCTGCTGCGAACGGGCAAGGTGACGGGGCACTATATTTTATCTGTGGGCTGGAAAGAAGAAACGTTCCACACGATCCGCAAGAAGAAAACAGCGACGATCGAAGATGATCAGGGCGTGCCGGTCGAAGGGGCTGACGAAGTTGACGACATCGAAGAAGAAGAGATTAAGTCAGGTGGCCCGACGCTTCAAGTTTTGGATCCTCGCAACGTTTGTCTGTTGCCTGCCACCGTTGACAATATAAGCGATTGCTCGATTGTTGCAGAGCGGCTGCACTTTTCAAAAGAAGGCGTGCAGGATGCCATTGACGACGGAACGTTTGACGAGGAAGCGGGCGAACTGCTTCTGGAGAACTTCGGCACCGCAAACAGTCCGAATGAAACGGACACAACTAAAAAGTCGGCTTCCGCTGCCGGCATAAAGCTGAACAGTAAAGGCAATAAAGTCGCGGTGATTTACCGTGTGTGGTCAACGCTAAAGCTAAAGGGCAAAGCGCGCCGCAAGTGTGTGAGCTATTTTGGCGGCGGGAAGATTATTTTGTCCTGCAAGCGTAACCCTTACTGGAATGACAAGATCCCCCTGCTTGCGCAGCCTGCGCGCAAAATGGAAGGCACGATCTGGGGAAAGAGCGTGTTTTATAAGGTTGAAGGGCTGCAATACGCGCTGAACGACGTAACTAACGAGGGCTTGGATAGCTCACAGTATTCCTTGATGCCGATTACCGCGACGGATCCTGCCAAGAACCCGCGCACAGGTTCGATGGTGCTGTCCATGGGCGCGCTGTGGGAAGTGGACCCGAACAGCACTAAATTCATGGAGTTCCCCCAGCTTTGGAAAGATGCCTTTGCCATGGCCGGCACGCTCGGCGACAAGATCATGCAGAGCATAGGCATCAATCCCGCGTTGCTGCCGCACGGGAATGCCGGCAAGAAACCTACCCAAGCACAGGTCGCGCAGGAACAGCAGGTCGCGCAGGAAAGCGTTGCAGATAACATCGCAATTCTCGAAACCGGCATTTTTAACGAGCTGCTGGGCTGGTTTTACGATCTGGATTATCAATTCCGCACTAAAGCGGTCGAAGTAAAACAATTCGGCCAACTCGGAATGCAGGCAAAGATGCAGGAAGTTGAGCCTTTCGAGACCTATACCGCTAATACCTTCCTTTGGTACGGGTCTGAAGGCACAAAGGCCACACAGCAGGTGCAGCAACAGATTGCGGCCCTGAATGTTCTGCGTGGCATGCCCCCAGAGTTATTGAACGGTCGAAAAATCGACATTGGTCCGATTATCGAGCACCTTGCCGAAGTTGCTTTCGGTCCGCGCATCGCGCCATTCGTGTTGATTGATCAGCGCCACCAGCTAAGCATCAACCCGATGGAAGAAAATGAGCTTATGCTGAATGGTTTCCCTGTGACTGTGCAGCAGATGGATAACGACGTCGAACACCTAAAGGCGCACATGGACGCCATGAAAATGGCCCCGAATGCCGAGTTGTTAAAGCTGCACATTTTGGCGCACATGAACCAACTTCAGCACAAATCGCAACAGGCTGCCGGCGGTCCCGCGCCTAAGGGCCAGCCCGGCGTTGGCGCTTCTCCCCCGGGGCAGCCGCGTATCGGCGCACAGCCCGGTGCTCCACGTCCCGCGCAAGCCCCACCCGGCGCAATTCACCAAGATGCAATCCAAGACCCAAACAGGATGCCAAGGTAAGATGGGACTTGCCACGCAAAGTGAAATAACATAATATCAACCCGTTAACTTTCGAGTTGTTCCCGGAAGGAACTTTTCGAGTTGTGACCGATAGCCACAAAGGAGAGACAGATGAGCGACGACGAAACCGAAAACCAAGGCGCAGCACAAGAACTGGAAACAAACACGGGCGTAGGCGATCCTGCCGATGATGAGGATGATCTATTACCGCTTGATCCAGAAGACGACGGAAGTGAAGAGCAAGAACCTGAAGTCGAAGGCGTTGCAGATACCGCTGCCGCAAGTGTGCAGCCGAGCCGCAGCACCGCACGCATTCAGAAGCTTGCGAAAGAGCGAGACGATGCCAAAGCGAACGAAGAAGCCCTTCGCAAGCAGTTGGCAGAAGTTCAGGCCCAAAATCGCTACAATCCGCAAGCGGAAGCAGCGAGACAAGCCGAGGCAGCCCGAGTTGCCGCAATGGATCCCATGGAGCGGGAACGTTACGAAGACAAGCAAAAGGTTGCTGCTCTTGAAGCCCAAGTCGCAAATCTTGGGTTTGCACAGTCCGACGGTCTTGATCGTGCAAGGTTTGAGGCAAAAGCGGAGCTAAATCCTGTCTACAAGAAATACGCCGCAGGTGTTGAAGCCACTTTGCAGGAAATGCGGGCCAAAGGCGTCAATAGCACGCGTGAGGCCATCTTGACCTACAAGCTGGGCGAAGCCGCGCGGAAGAAATTGGAAGGCGGTTCGGCAGCAGGGCAGCGCACAAGACAAGCAGCCCAGAACCGGGTCGAAAATGTGAGGGGAAGGCCTGCAAATCTGCGGGGGGACTCTTCAGGATCAAAACAAGGCAAAACCGAGGAAGATCGTCTTCGCGGTGTTCAAATCTAAGGTTCGGGGGATCGCCCTGACCTTGCAACTTGGAGGTTAACATGGCTAACGTAAACGTATCCCCCACCTTTTCTGCTGATATTAGTAACTTTATTCAGAAGAAAACCCTGCCGCTGGTTCAGCGCCAGCTTATTGCCTATCAGTTTGGCGAAAAGCTGCGCCTGCCCAAAAATCGCGGTACGGTCTATACCGCCTCGCGGTACGATCGTATTAACCTGCCTTTCGCTCCTTTGAGCGAAGGTATCCCGCCCGTCGGCGAAAGCCTCGTGCTGGTGCAGGTCAACGCCGTTGCCCAACAGTGGGGCGACACGGTTACCGTTACCGACGTGGCCGATTTCACCATCGACCATCCGCTCTTCAAGAAGGCCATTGAGTTGGTCGCCATGCAGATGTCGGAAACGCTGGAACGCAACACGTTCAACAACCTTATGGCCGGCACGCAGATCAATTACGTCAACACTCGTGGCACGCGCGCCAATCTGGTATCGACGGACGTTCTGAACCCGCACGAAATCAACCGGGTGTACGGTTCACTGGTTACGATCGGGGCCCCTCTCTTCAACGGTCAGTTGGAAGAAGATGCCAAAATCGACGCCGGTAAGCCTGCAATGGCTTCGAAAGATCCGCGCGGCGCAGAACATTTCGTCGCTATGATCCACCCTTTGGTGGCTCAGGACATGCGTGAAAATCCCACGGTTGTTACCGCGTGGAGCCGTTCGGACATCAACCGCTTGTATAATAACGAGCTTGGTGAATGGGGCGGTATGCGCTTTGCTCAATCCAACATGATCCCCTACTTCACCGGCGTTACCGCTCCGACGACGGCGGCCAATACGACCAACGGCTCTTATGCGACAAGCACAACCGGCGGATCGCTTGCTGCTGGCACGTATTACCTCGTCATCACCGGCTCGGTTACTCAGAACGGTTATGAGCAGCGTATCAGCTTGACATCGGGCGCGATTACGGTTGGCGGTTCGGGCTTCGGCTCCATCGTCGTTACCACCCCGAGCGTTGCGGGCTATACGTGGAACGTCTATCTGGACACGGCTGCTTCTCCGGCCCATCTGGGTACGACCTCCGGCGGCCCGAACTCCGGCCCGTTGGCTGGTCAGGCTGTTCTGCTCACGGGCGGCACCGCTTACACGATCACTTCGGTGGGCTCGGCTCGTGTTCCTCCTGCGGCTCCGGCTGCGGGCGTGACCGTGTTCCCGACCTTTATTTTCGGTAAGGGCGCTTACGGGCAAGTCGTTCTGGATGATCCGAAGTTCAGCTACCTGTCCGGTGGCGACAAAGCGGATCCTCTGAACCAGCTGCGCGTATGCGGGTGGAAGGCGTTTTACGGCACCATTTTGCTTAATCAGAACTTTTTTGCCCGCATCGAAAGCTCAAGCGCTTTCAGTGCAACTTTCGGCTAAGTAGCTGACAGTTAAAGAAGTTCTACAGAGTGTTTGAATTGTCCGAGGCCCATATTGCAATAGGTGCAAAGCAAGCCTCGGACTTTTTCAGGGAGTATAGTGAATGTCCACAAAGACCCTCGGTACGACTGCGCAGACCTCACTGGTTGCGCTGCAATTCCAGCCCTATTTGGCTCCGGCTGATCTGGCCACGATCAATGCCGACATTTATCAGGACAGCAATCCGGCGAACAACACGACGCCAACCGCTGCTCCTACCTCGCTGAGCACCAGCGGGATTTTGACTTTCCCCGGTCGGGACGGTTATATTCAATTGCTACCCGGCGATTATATCGCCGTTGATCCGACGACCGGCTGGCCGATTGTCGTATCTGCTAACTGTGCCGCGAACGGGGCGATCGTTCACTCTTGATAGGAGATAAATATGGGCCGCAAGAAATCTACCGATCTGCATATTGACCTTGGCGCTATGCCTGAGCCTACGCCCGTAAGTGCGTTGTCCCATGATGCCGAGTTGCCGACGTTGACCATGGACGAAATGAAAGAAATTCAGGCGCAGGCGCGCGCTGAAGTCGATGCAGAACTGAAAGCTAAATTGCGGTCTGATTTTCTTGCAAAGACCAAGTCCGACATGAAAAAGAAGGCCCTTTTTGTTGAGGGCTCCGGCGATCGCGGGCAGTTTGTTGAGCGCATTCGTATTGACCTGCCCAAGTTTTCTGACCGCATTACGCTGGATGGCACTATCTACTTCCACGGCGCGACATACCCCTTTGCTCCCGCAACAGCGGCTGTTGTCAAAGAAGTTATGAACCGCCAGTGGCTGCATCATGCCGAGATCAACGGCCTCGACATGAATGACTACGTGGGAATGAAACCCCACAACGCCGTTTTAACTCAACGATCAGTGTAGGTGCAAAATGAATACCGATGGTGCAAAAGATAATGTGGGCGAAAAGCCGGGTTACATCTATGAAATTTCTGCCGAGTTGGGAAACCAGCGGAATTTCTCTGTGCGCGGCAATTTCCCCGTGGGGGCTACGGCAGGATATATCAACGTTGAGCTGGACAAGTTGCTGAAGGCTATTGGCCGCCAGCAGGCGCGTTCTTGCTTGGCGGCTGAAAAGTCCAAGCTGTCCCAGATGGAACGGCAGGCTCTGGCTTTTGAAAAGCGCATGGCCGTGGACTTTGAAAAGTATAAGGGACACAAAACTTTGCCCCAACAGGCTAAGCTTGACCAAGAAACGGTCAGCGTAAATCTGGCCGAACAGCGCAGCCAGCTTCTTGAGCAGAAGGCTCGCATTTCTGAGCTCGAAAAAGAAGCGGAGTAAAATGTGGCATATACCTCACAGCAGATCGTCCAAAGAGCTTGTGCAATAGCCAAGGCTCCGGGGTTTCTTACCCAAGCCGGACAGTATTTGAACATGATCTTGGCCGATCTCTGTGAGACTTATGACTTCGATTTTATTCGTGAGACGCAGGTTATTCAGGCTTCGCCCGTTGTGGCATCCGGTGATGGGGCTCTCCCCACAGGTTATGCGCTTGCTGCAGACCATCTTCGCACCCGCGAAGTTTTTTACTATGTCAACGGCGTTGTGTTTTATCTGACCCAGATGCCGATCGAGAGATACGATCAGCTCCCCCAATCCTCTGGCGTGACGAATTATCCGTGCAATTACGCCATCCGCACCGAGACTTCGCCCTACACGATTTATTTTTACCAGCCGCTTGTGACGCCGCTGACGATCTTTATTCGATACCAGCCGCAGATGCCGGACATTACAAGCCCCGAAACGAGCAGCGTTGTTCCGTGGTTTACCAACCAACGCTATCTTTTGAAGAAGCTTGCTGCCGACCTCATGGCCGAAACGGATGATGAACGCGAGCTGAAATATAAAGTTGAAGCTGAGCGCATGCTTTCCTTGTTCCTCGAAATGAAGGACGACAAGGAAAACTATGCACAAACGATCAAGCTGGATCGGAATGTTTTCCGTGGTGGGGGCAACCTGAAGGCAACCAAGCAACAGCCGCTGTAAGGAATACGTTATGCCCTTGGTAAATGGCCATACAATGCGGTTTCGCCCGCGAAGCTTGTCGGACACTCTGGACGGCGACAACGTGGCAGCGGGGGCTTGTAGCGCGCTTACCAACCTTATCAAAGATCCTGCCACCCCGATGTGTCTGCAGTGCCGCCCTGCGGCAATTCCTTTATCAGTATTTGCCGGCTTTTCGACGCCGGGCGTTGTTTCAGCGGCTTATCAGGTAAACAATCTTGTTTATGGTTTGATCGGATCGGCGCGCAACACGGGCAACGACGAGCCTTTTTGTTATAACCTGACGACGGCGACCTTTGTTACTGTCTCGGGCATAACGGCAGCAAACACGCCAGCCACTCAGGCAACGACCGGCGACTGGACACCCCCCTCTATGGAAATGGTGGGCACCCGCGTGATTGTCACGCATCCGGGCTTCCCCGGCGGCACGAGCGCATATTTTGGTTATTTTGACGTGTCTGGCTATACTGAGACGACGACCGGCAACATCACCGCTGGCAGCCCGACCATTACGGGGAACATTCCTATTACGGGTTTGGGGCCGGGTTATACGGTTTCCGGCACCGGAATTCCTACTAATTCCACAGTGCTTAACACGACGCAAGTGACGCCGCAGAGCACGGGAAACATACACTCGAACACGACACTCGATAGTGTGGCCAATATCGCTGGGTTTGCGCCCGGCCAGCCGATCGTAGGGCTGGGCATTCCTTCCGGGACGACGATTGCAAGCATTTCCGGCACAACGATTACGCTGTCCCAAGCAGCTACGGCTACGACGACGGGCATTACGATCTCCGCGACGGGCACCGTGATCACGATCTCTGCGAACGCTACGGCCACAACGGTTGGGCTTTCGATAACGTTGGCTGGCGGGACAACCGCTGCCCCCCTGTGGGCCGCTGGCAATACCACTAATATCCCGCTTATCGCAGTCCCGCAGCAGATAGCGCAGTTTAATAATCGTCCTTATTTTGCGGTCAAGCAGTATCTGGTTTTCTGTGATGCTTTGACGCTCAACATATCTTCGGCTACTAACGCCTTGACTGTGGGAGATACTTCGCCAATCACCTGTTTGCAGCCTCTGACGATTATCAACGCTGCTACGGCGGCACCCGTATCTGGGCTGCTGGCTTTTAAAGAAAACCTGATCAATCTCATAAACGGCGACCCCACAACCAGCAACTTGACCAATTCAAACCTGTCAGCGTCGGGCATCGGCACCACTTCTCCAAACGCGGTCAGTGCCACTCAGGTTGGTGTGTTTTTTCCTGCAACGGACGGCATACGCTGTGTAGAGTTGTCAGGAACCATTTCTGACCCGTTGCCCGATCTTCAGGTGCCTATTCAGAATGCCCTTTATCGCACGCGCATGAGTTCGGCATATAATAATGGCGTCTATCGGATATGTTTGCAGAACGGTGCCGTTGCCAGCACGCCGTGGCAGGAATTTTGGTTTGATCTGAAGAGTAAAATGTGGACTGGTCCGCACACCTTCCAGCAAGACTTGGCCGTGGGCTGGAACGCAACGTTTATTTGTTTCTCGCATCTTTACCCCGCGAAAATGTATCAGGCCGACGTCGTGCAGGGGGCAACTGCCTCCTTTGTTGAGAATGGCGCGGCTTTGAGCTGGAATTATACAACCAGCACAACGGGGGCCGGTGATGAAGACATTACAATGAATTCTCTTGTGCTAAGCACTATCAATGTGGCTTTTAAGGCCGGTAATCCACAAATTCAATGTGTTGCGGCTGATCAAAACGGCACAATCGTCGGACAGGCAATACTTAGTCCACCGGCTGTCGCGGCAATATGGGGCGCTTTTACGTGGGGAAACGGGACTTTGTGGTATGGGGCTCAGTACGGGCTACAGCCGCGTGTAATCCCGTGGACATCCCCTGTTGTTTTTAGTAAGTTTGTTTTGGGCATTTCGGGACAAAGTGCCTTGGGCTTTTCGATTAGCAATTTCCAAGCCCTTTACCAGCCTCTTGGTTATCCTAGCACCGCGATCGCGGGCGTATCCACTACATAGGAGATATAATGTCAGTCATCCCCTCATTGCCCGTTAACATCTTAAATGGCACGGTTGCCGATGCGACACAGGTGATGGCAAATTTTAATGCTATTGTCACTAGCGTTAATGCAAACGCGGCAAATAATGGGCTCAATTCAAACATTACTGTTCTGACAGGTTTGACCACCGCGCTATCTTCTTCGCAGGGGGGCCTTGGTGTTGCCTCGCCAACTGCGCATGCGGTTTTGGTTGGGGAAGGGTCTTCGGCTGTTGTCTCTGTTGGTCCGGGCACAGCTGGACAGGTTTTGACAAGCCAAGGCGCAGGAGCAGATCCTGCGTTTGTGTCAATGTACCCGGTAGGCAGCCTATATTTCAACGCTTCGAATGCGACGAACCCCGCAACGCTTTTAGGCTTCGGAACGTGGACGGCCATTGCAGGGCTTTGCCTTGTAGGTGTTGGTACCGGAACGGACTCAAACAGTAATACGCAAACTTTCACTGCGGGCACACAGGTAGGTGAATATACACATACGCTTACAACTCCAGAAATGCCCAGCCATACTCATGCGGATGGAGGGCACTTTCATGGGTCTAATCTGTGGAGGGCTACTGGCGGCCCGGGAATAAGCGGGTCCGGACAATCAAACCCCGGCAATACAGATGTTGGATACGCTAATATCCAGAACACTGGTGGCGGATTATCACATAACAACGTGCAACCAAGCATCGGGATTTATATCTGGCAAAGGACAGCTTAGGAGTAAAAATGTTTGTGCAAATTACCGATATGACGCCGGTACAGAAATTCCACAATCAGAAGCTGAGGGATATATGGGACAGAAAGCGCACCAAGAAGCGGTTGATATTGTCAAAGAGGCAATAAAAGAAAGCATTTCCGAGTGGCTTGACGCCAAGTATGCAACGGTGGGGAAATGGACACTGCGGGGGATTTTCTGTTTTGTGTTTTCTTTTTTTGCCCACGCCTACATCACTTTGCACGCTGCCGAGATCAAAGCTGGGTTCGTGGCCACTATAGACCGGATTGGAGCACTAAAATGAGCCGTGGCATTGACCTGAATAACCCGCTGGATCTGGAAATAAACCCACAATTCACTTGGCAGGGCCAGATCCCTACGACGGATCCCAAGGGTGTTTTGTGCAAATTCGACTTGCCGGTTAACGGTATCCGAGCCGGCGCGCGCAACCTGCGCAATCAGCAGCTCCTTCATGGGCTAAAAAACTGGACAGACATCATAACCAAGTATGCGCCTCCGAGCGAGAATGATACGGAAGCCTATATCACAGCGGTGTGCAAGGGCACTGGCGTAAGCCCGTGGGACACAATCAATCTTTCCGATCCTACCTTCCTTGCCAATTCGGTAAAATGTGTTATTGTGCAGGAGCAGGGTATGAACCCTTATAGTGATGCGTTAATTAACCAAGCCATAGCCAATGAGCTAGGCATAACCACAGGAGCGAACACATGAGCATTCTTAGTGATCTCGGAGCTTTCTTTCTCGGCATCAGTGCGGCTACTTTGAACTTTCTGAAGGGTGCGGCAGCGGCATTGGAGGCTAATCCGCAAGTGCAGGCTATCGCCACTCAAGAAGTTCAAGCGGCTGAAACGGCCATTATCGCTGGCGTCGAAGCCGGCAGCGTTGCTACTGGCGCACAGAAGTTCGCCACGGCCCAAGCCGGCGTTGTCTCGCAGCTTGCCGCTGCGGGCATTCCGGTTGTCATGAACCAAGTTAATTTGGCCATCGAAGGCGCGGTCGCTAACTTGGTCAAGCCGGTGGCTGTTTCGGAAGCGCCTGTCGAAACTTCTGCTTCGTAAGGAAAACAGCATGCCCATTTGGCTGTCGGTTGTTTTGTGGAAATTGGTTCTCCCTGTTGTGATCTCTTGGTTGCAAAAGGAAGGATATGTCAATGCCGCAGAAGCACTGGCAGCCAAAGGGACTGTTGCTTTGGTAAACGAGGTCAAGTCGCTAAAGACCTATGATCAATATCCGGGGGATGCTCCCGCGCCGCCGGTTACGACAAATCTAACGTCGGGCGACGGAAATCCGGTGACTTGATATGGCTTTGACCTACCAGCGCGAGCGTTTTGTTGATTTAATGCCAGAACTGCCGGAGATTTTTTACAAGCATTGGCAGGACATAGCTCTTAACAAAGACGCCATTCCCCTTGATCCCGCATGGAAAGAGTACATGCGTCTGGAAACGATTGGGGTGCTCCATGTCACTACTGCACGCGACGGAGAAAAACTGGCAGGCTATATCTTTTCTCTTGTTACCCCCCATCTTCACTATGCTAAATCCCTAACTGCTTACACCGACCTAATGTATCTCCGACGCGAATATACCCGTGGTTTTGCTTGGATCCCCAGATACCGCAACTTGATTAGGGCAAGTGAGAATATGTTGCGTGACATGGGAGTTCAAAAGCGGTATCTTATGACGAAGGTTTACCATGATATGACCCCGCTTTTTGAGCGTCTGGGGTATAAATTCATCGAGAAAATCTCCGCCAAACTTTTGTAGGGGCTAAGATGGGCAGTTCCATATCGAGCTTAATTGGGGGATCTCCTTCTACTCCCAATTTGCAGACCTATCAGCCGCAGTACACTTCGCAGGCGGATACGGGTGCGTTTACGGGCATCCAGAGCATTGCCAATAACAACCCCTATTTGCAAAACCAGGGGGCTTATCAGGCAACCCTGCAAGCCGGCTTAAATGACCCATACGCGGCGGGCGTCCAGACTGCGGCAAACACGGCGGGCCAGCAGTATGCCGCACTGGGTACGCAAGGCATGGCCGACAGCACTGCTTTGAATGCGGGTGCGATGTCGCTTCTTCCTTACGTCTCGCAGGTGGAAAACACCGCGATGGATCCGCAGAATGCGCTTTATAACCAGAACCTGACAGCGGTGCAAAATCAGGCCAACGTTTCAAACGCGCAGAACGGTCTTACCGGATCTCCGTTTGGCGCGGGGAATACCAACCAAGCAACGACGAATTACAACATTGACTGGAACGCTGCGAAGCTGGCAAATCAGACATCCGGCTTGGCTTCTGCGTCGTCTGGGATCAACTCGGCAGGTGCCGGCATGACGACGGCGGCCAACTTGGGCGGGACTGCGGCCACCAATACGGCGCTGTCCGGCGCTGTGCCGAATGTTGCTTATCAGTCCAATTTGACTAACCAGAACAACGCGTTGAACACTTATGGCACTGCCATGACAAACGCGAATAACAATACAAACACGGCGGTGCAGGATTTCTTGGCATATATGGGCCAAGGCGAAAACCAAGCAAATGTTCAGGCTAGCTTGAACCAGACGAATTACACAAACCAGTTGGCCGCTTCCGCTGCACAAAACCAATCAATCGACAATTTGACGAGCGCGGGGCTGAACGGGATATTGGGTGCTACTGGAGCCTCGTCTCCGGTGACTACCAGCACGACGGGCGGAACCACGACTTCGACGCCTGCAGCCGGCTCAACGGCAAATCAGATCGGCGCTTGGCTGGCAACACTTTTCAAGTAAGGATAGACCATGGACCCCACGCTGGCTCAAATTTTGAATACCCTAGCGGGCAACTCGTCGCCGAACGTGCAGCCCGGCGGGGTGTCCGGCGCGCGGCTTGCTTTTATGCAGGGGCAAAATCCGATTGCCAACCAAAAGATGGCTGGAGATGTTTTGTCGCAAAACCAGAACCAGCAAGCATTGGCCGGTATGGGCAACATCAATCCTTCGACGCTTTACCCGCAGGCAGGAAACCAAAACGCTCCGCAGGTAAGCCCCATGCCCGGCCAACAGGTTGGCGGCGGATCTCCCGCACCTAATCCGCCCCCTGTGCAGTCGCAGCCTTTGCCGACGCCGGGTTCTGATATGGCAAACGTCCCTATGCCCGGCGCTACGCCCATGCCGCAGGTTAACGCTTCTGTGTTGCAGCCCGGCGCGGGAAATGCCCCCTCTGGCCCCGTTCCTCCCCCGCCTAGCCCCGCGCAGATGCCGCAGCAAGGACAACAGGCCGCCGCACCCCAAGCGTCGCAGGTTGACCCCCAAGTGGCGCAGGACATCCACCAGAACATGCTTGGCCCCCATGCTCCGCAGTACACCAACGTGATTGCAGCCGTTAAACAGGCCATGCCTAATGCGACGCCGCAAGCTCGCGCCTTGGCCGTGTCCGAGATTATGAAAGATGTGAACTCGCAAACCAATGAAGTTTTGAAACAGTACCAGCAAGCCATTTTAACGCAGCGCCTTGGACAATCTCAAGAGCGCATGGGCATAAATGAGCAGCGGCTTGACCTTGCAAAAGACAAAGCCGGACTTGGCGGCGGAGGGGCAACAGATAAAATTTTAGATTTCAGTGCTAAAAATGCTCAGGCCAAAGCCGCAGGTAACGTCGGTGGCCGCACAAATGTTGCTCGAGCCGATGCCGAAAAAGTTCTTAACGGCCCCGCATTAAAAGCGGCTATGGCTTATTTGCCGCCAGACCAAAATGCGCTTGAGGGCTGGATACAGAAGCAAGGGGCCAATTTTGAAAACAGCCCGCAGTTTAAAGCATTTAAAGCCAGTAACACGTCTGCGGCAGGAGAAATAGCGCGGGCACTTGCCGGCGGCGGCTTGCCTAAAGCAGGGTTGACGACTGAAATTGAAGGCGAACTAAATAATGCCACCGACCAAAAATCTTACATGGCTGTTGTGCAGTCTTACCTAGCCACTACCGGAGCGGCGGCAGGTGCTACCGAAGACGTTGTTAAACAGGGTGGCAACACGCCATCTGCCGGTATTGAATTGCCTACACAAGGCAGTAACGAAGGCTGGAAATTTGAAAAGGTGGAATAATGGCTACCTACATGGCAACCGCTCCTGATGGAAGCAAATATAAGATCACCGCGCCGGATAACGCCACGCCAGAACAATTAACGGCTTACGCGCAGAAGAATTTTGCTCCTGCGCCGAAAGCACCGGAAACGGACGATAGCTATACGAGTAGCATATTGCCTATTTCAAAAGATAAGAGTGGGCTACATCTGGCCGTGCCCGGCATAGTCAAAGGCGCGTATGAAGGCATAAGAGACGCCAACCGATTCACCAACGATATTCTATCTGGCAAACTTCAGCCCGGCACTGAAGCAGCAGAAAGTGCGGCGCGCAACGTGGCTTTGATATTCGCCGGTGGTGGCGCGGGCAGAGCATTGAAGAGTGCTAAACCAGCAGCCACCGCCTTTGATCGGCTAGGCGTTGATTTATCTAAGGCGAAAGATGCGGATTTGGTACAGTCGGCCATTAAGGGGGGTGTCGAAAGGGCAAGGAGTGATATTGCCAGTGCCCCGGGGGTTGCTCCGAGCGCGACCGAACGCCAATCCACGCAAGCTGCAGCGGAAAGCTTAGGACAAGCCCATGCAACGCAAAAGGCCGCCGAACAGCAACGGTGGCAGCACGCGCGCAACATCGGATCCTCGATCACTGTTGACGGCGTTTCGAACATCCAGAATTTGCAACGGATCATCGGCGAAGATGTCGCGGGCCTAAAGGGTCAAGGTGTGAAATCTGTTCAGGATTTAAAGGCCCAACGCTTGCGTGGAGAAGGAGAGGTTCTCGATGCGCGGGACAAAGTATTTGAATTGGAGCAAGCTCATACGGCAGGTGAGGATGTGGGGCCGCTCATGCAAGCTAAGGCCGATCTTAAAGGCAAAAGACTTGAAAACGCCCGAGCAATACTAGAGAAAAAAATAACGGCTAATGCGGATTTAGATGCCCAGATTGCTGAGGCAGAAAAGGCAGCCAAAGAACCGCGCAAAGGCGGGATGCCCACGCAGATTAAAACGGCTGAAGATCTGATCGACCTGAAGCAGCACCTGAACAAGATCAACACGACTAATTTCTCGTCGCAGGAACTGTCTAGGCACCAAGCCGCCAAGGCCGAAGTTGACGCGGCACTGCAGGAGATTGCCGAGCGCAAGCCGGATATGAAGGGGCTTCGCAACTCGAAACTTCCTTTGCAGGATCCGAACAAGCTGGATTTTGGCGATGCTCTAAAGAAGGCAAACGCGCAGACCGAACTGGTCAAAACTCGCTATGAGGGCGATGCCGCGAAGCAGCTCGGTGTTGACAAAGATCTGTTGGCGTCTCTGAAGAAAACAGGCAGCAGCACAGTGGGCAAGGATGCGGCAACCAACGCGATCGCGGGCACCACGGGTATTGTTAATCGGATAAAGAGTACGGCCCATGTGGATTGGCTGAAAGATAATATGTCGGCGCGCGGATTTAACCAGCTTATGTCCGATAAAATAAAAAGCATCCTTGCCGATGTGGGTACAGATCCCGAAGCATTGCGTGACAGCCGCGAACTCGTGGACCATATTCTGAAAGAGGGCGTAGGGCTAAAAGGCACCAACGTAACGGCAAAGCTGGACGATCTTCAGGCCGTGCTAGATAAGCTTTCTCCGCAGCAGGCCGGCGCCTCCTTGAAAATGGCTCCCAAGGGTTATCGCGGATCCGACCCTGCCATTACTCGGGCGCTAAATGCCGCCAAGGCTGCCGCTGCGACGGTTGCAGGCCACGGGAAGCCTTCGACCTATAGCATCGCTAAGGGGGCTGAAGCTTTCGCCCCCGGCGGCACCGCAGAGGCCAAACGGCTTATGAAGCTGCGCAAAGAGTTGTATAAAAAGCCGCCACAGGATATTACTGGCCCCGCGATCGGCGCTTTCGTGGGAGGCAACGCCGGCGATAATTCCCGCTAAACGAAAAGGATCACGCCTTGAAAATCCTCGTCATTGATAAATTCGCCGGCTCCCTCGACTGGACAATGCGATGCATCGCCGACGGCCACCAAGTCAAGTGGTACGTTCCTAACGATGAGAAAGTCGCATTGGTTGGCAAAGGCATCGTGGAGCGCATCTCCGATCCACGCGAGTGGTATCGTTGGGCCGACATGATTATGTTTACTGACAATACCAAGTGGATGCACGAAGCCGCCTCTTGGCGCGCTGCCGGCTGGCCGGTTATCTCTGCGGGCATCGCGGGGGCTGATTGGGAACTGAAGCGGGCCGTTGGCATGGACGTGCTCAAAAAGGCCGGCATAAAAGTTGCCGACAGTAAGCCGTTCACCACCTACGATCCGGCCATTGCCTACGTCAAAAAAGAGATGCGGAGGTTTGTTTCGAAGCCGGACAGCGATGACAACAAAGCCCTGTCGTATTGCGCCAAGACGCCAGCCGATATGGTTTACATGCTCGAACGGTGGAAACGCAACAAGACGCTGAAGGGCAATTTTATCCTTCAGGAATTTACCAGCGGCACCGAGATGGCCGTCGGCGGCTGGTTTGGCCCCGGCGGGTTCAATCGTGGCTGGTGCGAGAATTTCGAGTTTAAAAAGCTTATGAACGGGGATCTTGGCGTCGCTACGGGCGAGCAGGGCACTGTCGTTCGGCATGTGGCTAAGTCCTTATTGGCAGACAAAGTTTTGAAGCCAGTCGAAAGTCAACTGGAAAAAATCAACTACGTGGGGTATATTGACGTTAATTGCATTATTGACGAAGAAGGCACCCCTTGGCCACTAGAATTTACGATGCGCCCGGGCTGGCCGCTTTTCAATATACAGCAAGCGGTGCACAAGGGAGATCACGCAGAATGGTTGCTGCAACTGTACGAGGGCAAGGACGCTCGGAACTTCGAGCTGGACACGGTGACGGTCGGGGTGGTGATGTCGATCCCGGATTACCCTTACAGCCATTTGACGCGGAAGGAAGTGAACGGAGTGCCGCTGTATGGAATGACGCCATCAATCGAGCCCTCGGTGCATCCGTGCGAGATGATGTTGACCGATGCACCTCACGAGGTGAATGGCAAGATCGTGACGAGGGAATGCCTAGCGTCGGCGGGGGATTATGTGCTGGTGACGACGGGTACGGGGGATACGATAACGGAGGCTCAAAAAGGAGCCTATCGGGTCTTGAAGAAATTGAGCATGCCCAACTCCCCGATGTATCGAACCGACATTGGGCAGCGCCTGAAGAAGCAACTGCCGGGGATACAGAGCTTAGGGTACGCCGCGAATTTGAAGTTTTAGAGGCGGATCCTAACAAACTCGACAAGGCGGTAGACCTCTCGCTGGACACCGCTCTGGATATTCTGGAAATGGAATATCTGCCCACGTCACACAGCGATTACATGAAGCAGCTAACCCTGAAGAAGGACACTGCTGTGGCCCTTATAGGCGCAGGGCTGAAGGCCGACGAGAACCGCTTCCGTCGCAAACAGCAGGACGTGATCGCACGGCTCTTTGAAGCTGTGCAGCGGGACAATAAACTCATTACCATTGACCAATAAAAATCCCCGGGAACTTTCGCGCCCGGGGATTTCGTTCTGCTTAAATGAAGCAGATATCACGTACCAAGAGCAATCAAGGGGATTGCCAAGGCGGTATTGAGTGCGAAGCCTGCCGAGGGGAAAGCTGCCGGCAGGGCCGCGTAAGTGAACGTGGCAGTCACACCCGAAGTTTCTTCCGCCGAAGTAGCGTAGAAGTTCGACAACGAAGCGGAACCAACGTTGGCATTGAGCGCAGGCGTATAACTCGCGGCAACCGCACCGACGGTAGGCATGGTCGATGAAGCTGAAAACGTGGAAGCCGCCCAATACCAGCCGGGAGCCAGATTGAGTGCCGTCGCATAGGTTGCGGTAATAGCTGTGGTGGAGGCCGTAGCCGCCAGAGCGCCGCTATCAGAGCCAGTAACCAAGACGCCGGGAGCGCCGTTCACGTCGGTATAGAGACCAACGTGCGCCGCGCCGCCTGTTTGGCCCGTGCCGCTGTAGAACGAGATCGTTTTGATCGCGGCATTGCCGGGGATGTAAACAGGATAGGCATAGATCGTGGAAGCGGTGGTCAGCAAAGTGCCGGGCGTAGCGCCGGGAGGCAAACCATAGAAGCGGCTGGCCGCGAACGGCGTAGCTTGGCCCGTGCTTTCGGGATTGGCCACAGCAGCGAGATTGGCATTAAACTGGTTGATGACGTTGTTGAATTCGTTCAACACATCAAAGCCGGGGATTGGCGTCGTGTATACGGGTACGGGGGTATAAACCAACATGATTATTTCCTTTGGTTAGGGTGGCCTTGCAAGATGCACCTTCAGCACTTTACACGGCTTTGGCATGCAAGGGAAGCACCTCTTTTAGGAAGACGTCGCCCACTTGCGGGTGGCTCATATCGACCTCCCAACAAGGCACTTTGCCGCCCGGAACATCCAAGCCGGCATTAAGCGAGGTGCGGCGCGCGCGATCGAGCAAGATCTGTTGTGCCTCCAATTCGTTAACAACCATTTGATAGGGTTGCCCCAATTCGTTAAGTTTGTTGCGGATCCAGTTGGTGGACACATAAAGGCGCTTTCCGGCGATTTCATATCGCATGTGTGTCTCGCGGGTAGGCCGCTGGCAGACAATGGTTTGCTGGCGCGGGTGGAAGGGCTTATCAACGATCAAGCAATCGCTGATATAGCTCTCATAGATGATTTCGAGCAACGACTGGACAGGCTCGAAGCGGGTAACGCCCTTGGCCAACTGCATGACCTCTTTAAGCGCCCACTCGATGATCCGCTCGACCGAGAATTCCATCAGGCCCATGTGCTTGCAGATCATGCCGGCCACGGCCACGGAAGCCACGAGGCGGATCACGTAACGGTGGGAGGTTTGGGCACTCGTAACGGAGGTGTAATGCTCGATCAGGCGCTTAATCTGTGTGCGACAGTAATCAATCACGCCCGGCTGCAGCAGATAAGAAATATAGGCACGGCCCGCATAGCCCCGGTTCATAATCAAGCTGTCGCCAAGATCACCGTCGATCGCAAACACGACGTCCTTGGGAACCTTCATCTCGACTTCAAACACGCGGTTGGATAAGGGATCATCGCCCGCGCGCTGGCAGCAGTTGATCGCATCAACCAGCGACTTATTGGATGCCGAGATCAGGATGTTTTTCCACGTCAAGTCGATCGGGTTTACGGAGCCATCAACGCGGCCACGGTGTTTGTCGCGCCCGCCGGTATAGCTTTCCACGAATTCAGCGATCAGTTCAGGGTGCCGGCTGCGCAACTCGTCAAAATTTACCGGAATGTTATTCAGTACGCCGATGGTACGGAATTTAGCGACTTGGGTATCCGACGACAGCAGCCGGATTGCATCGAGCTCTCCCCAAACGCTGGCAATGGCCGTCAGCGCGGTTGACTTACCCTTACCGCCTTCGGGGCTGACAAGAGAAAGAATGGCACCACCTTCGCCGGGAGGCGTGACAAGGGCGATCAGCGGAGAGGCAAAGGAGGCCAAAAGCGCGAAACTCTGGGCTTCGCAGCCATCGACAAACAGGCGATTGGCCACCGCGCTCCACTTGGTCAAACTGCCCATGCGGCTGGGTTGTAGCTTTTTGCCGCGCAGGGTGCACTCATTGTTGCCCGCTGCCGACTCCTTGCTGCCGTCGGACTTATAAACAGTGCCCGCTAAATAAAATGCCGAGAAGTCGTCTTTCCAGCCAAACTGGTCATATCGCATGGCTCGATCCTTTCCTACGAGTTGGGTATATGCCGCACCAACATACCTTAAAAATAATTTGCGCGTTTCTGGGTCAAGCATGACCGCACCGTGTTCAGCAAGTTCGCCCCACGAGCCCATGCTTGTCAGTGTCTTTGCGCTAAGCTCGAACTCAACCCATCCAGCGAATGGCTCCCATTGGCGGAAGAAAAGGCCCTGCTTGCGCTCTGTCTCTCCATCGCGCACTTCCGAGAGGTAAATGGGATGGTTGGTAAAAGGCTTGTGGTAAGACTTTTCCGTGCCCTTTTCGTCTTTGTATTTTATCTCGATAGTAATTTGGTATTTAGCATTCATCCCATAGCCGGGCGGCAGAGGCGGAAATGTCTCGCCTGCACCGGCGGCCACTGTTGCTGCTGCTTCCTTTTGGACGCGCCCCAACACGATAGGGCTGGTAACCGCAAACGGGCAGCCCGCACAGCCGGAAGGATTTAGGGACTTAAATCGTTCGCAGGTTGTAGGCCCGCTCGCTGCTTTAGCCTGACTAAACTTCCGATCAGTTTCGTCGGGTGTATAGGAAGGGTACCCTGAAGACCACTCGTGAGCACATGAATGCCCGTCTGCGCAGTGGGCGAGCACTCCCAGCCCTGCATACCATAAAGGCTCTGAGATATTCCCCCGCGCGTCCCTAAAACCGCGTAGCTGTGCGCATTGAGAAACAGCGACATTTGCATTGGATGGCTCCGCGTTTGTGTAAATCGCACTGGCGGCTTTGCCTATGTCCCCGAATTCTGAGAAGGAGGGAATTTCTGCTGCCGCAGAAGTTCCGATAAAACTGCTTTCTGTTCCGGCGACATTCTCATTTGCACTTGCGCCGGAGAAAGCATGGGTGTCGGGCATGAGTTCAAGGCACTCAACAGGGCGGGGATTGTTTTGTATTTTATAGTTGTACGTTCCCGGAGCCCGAAGGATAGAACTGACATCCGAAGTTCTGCTGCTGTCAGCGTCAAGTCCGTTAGTTGCAGCGAGAACTTTGAAAGCCTTTGCCTTGGCTGTCCATTCGGACGCTGCAAAGCATCTATCATTCCGCCAATAGCAGTGAACACCCCCACCGGAATATACGATCGTGGGGTAAGGCAGTTGTACCTTGTCGCAAAACACATCAACCGCTGCGCACGCAGCGTCAGCATTCGGATACGGCTTTCCTTCTCCCGCGTCGATGTCCAGCCAAAAGCTTTGAACAAACTGCGCATTTTCCTGCCTCCTGTTGCCCGGCTCTTTATACGTCGCACACGCAAAATAGGCATCCCACCCCAACGCATCAATGCGTTGCAGGACTTCCGCCATATTTTCAACCGACTGTGTAAAGCCTTGCTGAGGGCGCTCGCCCTTTTTCAGCGCAACCCAACACTTATACCCGTCGCTTGGAAGAACGTGCCTTAGAAACTCTACCAGAGACACCATCGAGAACCTGCTGCAAATAGTTTTTACGTTCGTACTGAGTAATGGAGATCGGGACGGGGAAGTTCTTCCCGGCTTTGATCGCCTTTTCCAGCAGGTCAAGCTTCGTGATGATCTGAGAGTGGCGGCATTCATGGGGGGTTACCCCATGAAGCCACGTCTCCATGGTACGACGCTGGATGCCAAACCAGTGTCCCATATCAGCGATCGAAAGCTCGGCCTTACCCTTGGCTGAGATTAAACGGTCGTTGATGTCCATTATCTCACCATTGCACTTCCCAAAATGGCATCAAGCGCGCCATCCGTGGGCTGAGGTTGCAGAGGAACCGATGCCGCCGCAGTCTGCGCGCCGGGAACATCGCGGGTCGCAGCTTGCAGGAACTGAGGGATCGGCGGAAGTTCGAAGGCCGGTGCCGGCGCAGGAGCGGGGGCCACGGGCTGTTGTGGCGTCGTAAACTGCGGAGCAGGACGTTCGAAAGCTGGTGCCGCAGGAGCATACTGCGGAACAGGCTGCGCAGGTTGGAAAGCCGCTTGTTGTTCGGCGGCGATCTGCGCCTTGGTGCGCCGCGTGCGCTTTGCTGGCGCTGCAGCTTCCTGTGTCGCCTCGGGAGCTTGCATGGGATTGTATGCAGGAGCCAGAGGCTGTTGTGCAGCGAATTGAGGCGGCTGCGGGGCAACGGGGTATGCCGGAGCGGTAAACTGCGGTTGCGGCGGCAAAGAAGGAGCCACCTGAGCAGCAGGCTGCATGATAGGCGCAGTTGCAGGGGGGACAGCCATCGGAGCGCCTTGGGCGATCAACGGCTGGTTAGGATCCCTAACCTTGTCCTTCTTGCCGACAGCTTCCTCGACTTCTTCGCCATTCAGCACTTCCAGCACAGCAGCTTTCTGTTCTGGCGTGATGTAGCTAACGGGGGCGAAGATCAGCTTAGGATACGAGGTATTGGCATCGAAGGTCAGCTTCAACACGATGGACGGCAGCGGAGCCCCACGAAGACTGTCAATGACACCCTTCAGGTTTTCCATGCTCGCAGCCGGCACGCGCAACTCATAAACCGCACCGTTCGCGTTGTTGGCCAGAACAACGGCCAGCTTTTTGCTGTCCGAGCAAGCCTTTACTTTAGTGCCCGAGGGCGTAACCTTTGATCCCCACGCAGCATGCGGGCAGCCCGAGCAGGTCGCGCACTGCGGAGTTGTAGAGCGTTCAGACGGTCCAACACCGTTATCCGAGAAACAAGTCGGTGCGGGCGGTTCAGGATCCGCAGGATCGAAGGCCTTTGCATAATAAAGCTTCGACACATAATCGTTCGCTCCGACCACGATGATGTCAAGGTCAAGCGCGGGAACGACATATTCCTGCCCTTGTTCATCAAGCAGCCGGAAACGGTTCTGCTTGATGGAAATGCGCGGATGCGATTGGCCGACATTAATGCCGCCGATGGCGCTGGCACCGATATTGGCAAGACCGCCGAAGTCCATCAGATGGGCAGGAAGCTGCGGCGCGGTTGGTACTGGCATATTCATATTAAGATCCCCTTACGTTGACGTTGACGATTTCAGTTAGCGATACGCCCGGCACCTGCTGGTTCGTATCTTCTTGGTATTTCAGGATGCCCTTTTTGCCCGGCCTGAAGTCGGCCAGATCCCACAACGATAGCTTGCTTATGAGATTAAGTACACCTTCCGCCTCAGCTTCACGGTTGGTTACGCGTCCGCCCATCACAGATACTGCATCTATGATGCTCAGGGCTGCGGGACGCAATATGTAGTTCCTGAACTCGATAGGGTCCTCTTGTTTAATAGAGGTTAACCGAGACTGGTAAGCCGTGCCAAAAGAAGTTTTGTAGTTAACAACGCCCTCTTGGTTCATCTTGGCCAGAAGCCAAGCTTCGATCGCTTTCAGGCTCGCTTGGTGCGGCCCGAGCTCCTGCGCGTGCCGCTGCGAGATTACAGCGATCTCAGCCGTTAATTCCCTGTGGCGCTTGACCACATCTTCGACTGTGTATGCCATTAATTTAACCCTCCTGTGGGCCAATGCGTTATGCGGGCCATGTCTTTATACGCCTTCAAAGTGGTGATCAGCCCCTGCTTCACCATTTCGCCTACGACTTCACCTTTATCAATGTTTCCGCCGCAAGAGAGAAACACCTGAGCAACCACCGAGATTGCAAGAGACATGGAATGGGTAAAACCCTCGGGCTTACCTTTGCCCTGCTCGGCCAGAACTTTGACAATGTTCACTATGTAATCGTTTAGTTTTTCATCGGCAACGCAAAGTGCAGTTTTGAATTCGGACATATCAATCTTCCCCTCTTATGATGTCAAGCATCAGACCCTGAAGCCCGTGTTTGCCGTCCAGTCTTTTGTATATCTCGCGCTCGATCGGCGTAGATATAAGCCTCACGACCAGCATGGATTTCCTTTGCCCCGGCCTGTTAATTCGTCCATTAGCCTGTGTATAAATTTCTGGCTGGTCTGTTGGTCCATACCAGATAATAGTAGATGCCGCTGTAAGGGTGAGCCCGTGCGCCATTGTTCTAGGATCGGCGACAATGATCCTAGGATTAGATCCCTGTTGGAAGTCTCTAAAGACCTCACTTCTTTTACCCGCAGACACCGAGCCATTGATAACCTCCACTGAATAGTCTTTCGATAATTCCGAGGATACCATACTTACCACACTTGTCAATGGGGCAAAAATAATTATTTTCTCGTTACATTGTTCGATAAATTCGCGCAAAACAGCAATGCGCGGCGCGGCGTCAATCTTGTGCACTTCGTGTTGCTCGCCATAAATTGCCCCGCAGGAAATCTGAATAAGCTTCATGCGCAGCGCAGCCTCGTTTACCGCCGTAATGTTGCCGTCCTTCAGAACCAAGCGAAGCTGTTTTTTTAATTCGTCATAGGCTTTTTTCTGATTGGGCGACAGTTCCACGGCACGATCGACGGTCATAAGCGGGGGCAAGTCGATGCAGTCTTCGCGCTTATAACGAATGGCCGGCTGCAAAACTTCGGCAACAGTTTGTGGCGCCGTCTTGCGGGCCACCCACTTAAACGTTGAGACACGAAACATGGTGCGGTCTTTGAAGTTCTTTTGGCTCTCCTGATAGTCGCGCCGGATCAGCCGCGCTTGCGACCACGCGTCCGTTGGCTCATTCGGAGTAGGAGTTCCGGTAAGCCCCCAGATGTAAGGTTTGTCAGATATAGCCGCCTTGGCAATTTTATAGCGATTAGTCCCACTATCTTTGTAGACGGATAATTCGTCCAAGACGACGGCATTGAAATCGGGATCGTCTCGGATGGTTTGAGCGACTTCACCCAACGCAAGCGCACGATTGCGCTCACTGCGCTCAGATCCAACTCCGAGGCCGTCGTGATTAATAATAAAGAAGTCTGCGTTTGTTTTAAGTAAGCGTTCTCTCTTCGCTCGGTCGCCATAGACCACAACGCATTTGCGACGTGACAGAAAGTTATCAAAGATTTCATTTTCCCAGACCGTTGTTAAAGTGGAGAGTGGCGACGAGATTAGCGCCTTTTTGACGAGCCCTTTAAGCATTAAGTAATCGAGCGCCCATAGTACGGCCAGCGTCTTGCCGGTGCCGATGTCGTTCAGATTAAAGCAGCGGGGGTGCAACGTCATAAACGCGGCTGTGGCCCGCTGGTGGTCAAACGGAGAATAGGGTGGCCGCAGCGGCCAGTCGTAATCCACGAGAATGGGGGACATGGCTTGATAGCCCAGATAGCGCATTATTTGCATGTTGTGTATGCTGCAAGGCACGGCGACCTTTTCGGGGGCGATCTGCCGCGCTTCGGGAACAGCAGCAAGCACGCGCGCGGGCACTTCCACGTCATAGACGCAGAGCTTGTATTGGGCACTATATTGCATTGCTAAGGGCCTCGAACATTTCTTTTACAGGTCGAAGATCATCCGCCACTATGGCAATGCCGCCGGCCTTCTGAATGCGGCCCATGATCATTTCCTGCCACGGCTTCGGCTTGCCGCCGGGGGCTTTTACCTCAATGGCAAAAAAGTGACCGTTGTAAACACCGATAATATCAGGGATGCCTCGCACCCCATAGCCGCCCATATAGGGCATAAAGAACCAGAGGGCTTCGCCAAACGAAGCGAGATAAGCTTTGATCTTCAGTTTGACGTTACCCTCTGGTGTTGACATTTTAGACTGCCTTTTCTTCGGTTACTTGCCCTGCTTTTTCATCGGCATCCCCGCCGACTTCTTGCCCTGTGGCATTGGCTTCTTGCTGGACTTCTCCGGCGCTGCTTTGACCTTGCTCATTTTTCACTCCACTGTATTTAGCCGTCAAATTTTCAAGGCTGGTGATGGCGGCTTCCACCAGATCAGGATGGAAAGCTTCGAGCCGATGCTGTCCTTCCTTAATGGGCTTGACTTCCATTAAATCTTTGAGGGGCGTGTCGATAATCCCCAAGTCGTGATTAACGGCCACACCGTTAGCTTGGATCAGTGTGCGAAACTGGATCAAGCCTTCGGGAGCGGTTTGGATAATTTGCGTCGGTTGCATTTTTAGCCTTTCTTGCGGTTAAATTCACAGTCTTTTACGGGGCACCACGCACAAAGGGGAGACTGTCGTTTAACCCAGTTGTCGCTCGCAGCGGCCATTTCCATGGCCGACAGCTTGATATAGATTTCAGCCCAGATGGTTGGCATATCTTCGCGGAAAAACTTATAGGCTTCGCCGGGCTTCTTCGTTGGTAACCAGATGTTGCACGCACTCACTCGTTTCAGTGTCGGATAAGTGATAAACCCGAAGAAGGCGAATATCTTAACCTGAAAATCCTTCTCGCGGGTCTTGCCTGTCTTCCAATCGCCGATCCACGCAAACTCTGGCGCACGCTCCGGCGACAGCAAAGCTACGTCAAGCGCGCCTCGCCCGTACACGTCTTTTCCAAAGAAATCACACGCCTTCAGTTCACGGTTAACGCCAACTTTCAGTTCGGTGCGGATCGTCGCGCCGCTGCTTTGTGCCATCTGCACGACGGAATTGGCAAGCGGCTCATAAGCGGCGTACATGGGCGGAAGCACGACGTTGGCGGCCACGCGCTTTTCGAGGGCATCGTGCGTTTTGCGCCCCTCTTCCATTTCCTTAGTCGCTGGCTCCTTGTTTTTAAGGATGTATTTCCAGTGGTACTGAAACGGGCAGTTATCAAATGTGTCGATGTGCGTGTACGACCACGGGGGCAAGCTTACTGGCATTCTAATCTCCAAGCGGCAAACATGCAGCGCATTTGATTACGCGCTGCTTTGGTCATGCCATTGACCGTTCTTTCCATCTTAAACACCTTCCCGTACAGCTCGGCAGCCAAACGGTAATCGCGGTCTTCTTCTGCGGCTTCAGCCTTAGAACGGAGAAGCTCTTTTTCTGCGGCGACTAATTGCATAATTCACTCCTGCTACAAACAAAACGTTAAGCCCAAGCCAAACCCCAAGTATCCACCAGATCATTTTATGTACCTCACGTTATAGTCCACTTCACATTCCAGCGGAAGGTTGCTGCACCATGCCGGAGGTGTTGTCATAAGCTTTTCCAGATAAGCCTTGGCTTCCTCGGCTTCGGCCTCTGGGACAACGAAGACGCCCTCATCGTGGGTTTGCATTACTGCCCGATATTTCTTGCTCATTTCAAGCATCGCACCTTCCAGCACGAGACGGCTTAGGGCTTCGATCACGTTCTGAATAAACTTCGATCCATAAATCCGGCTCTCGCCCTGTCGGCGCTGTACCGCGAAGTCAGGCTTGCCCCATGAGTTCGATCCTTTATAAACCAAGTTCGAGTAATCAAGCCATACCCCGTTTGGAAGATACAGCCGCTTGCCCCGCACCTGCATGCACTTCCACTCGATCTGCGCGCCATTAAACAGGTGCAACATAATCTCGCTGCCCTGCTGCCACAGCCCGCCTTTTCCGCAGATATGCGGATGTCGTGTACGATAATGGTCCCGCCAGCGCGTGCCTTCCTCGTTCGTTATGATAACCGGCGGCCCATAAGTCCCTCTGCGCGCCGTAATGGCAATCTTGGGGCCCCCTGAGCCAAAACCACACGACAATTCTACTTGCTTGCCCATGCCGCGCTCGGCTTTGTCAGCCTTCGTTATCGTGCGCTGATAGAATTGGCTTGCCCCTTCGCTGTATAGATCGCGCTTATCGCGGAAGGCTTCCAGCACCCATTCTTCGCCAGCAAGCCAATTTAGCATGCGGCACTCGATCTGTGACAAATCCCCAACCATCAGGGCGTGGCCGGGCGGGGCCATTATACACTTGCGGATTTCGCCAGATCTTGGAAAGTTTTGAAAATTAACTTTGTCTTCCCCCGAGAAACGACCACTCGCGCCTGCGCCGTAGTACCGCAAAGGTACTGTGAGATTGCCTCTCTCGCACATGCGCAGAAGTCGCTCACATCTCGTTTCGTTGAGGGTAGATTTTTGTCCAAGTCTTGCGTTACACAGTGCACTAACTCGATCATCTTCGTCATCACATAGCTCCTTCATCTCATCATCGGTCTTTGCGAAAGCGTATATTCTCTTGCTCGGGTCTTTAGGGCTTGGCTTTGTTGGAGGCTCAACCCCGAGCGCCGTAAGCACTTCAGCAAACTTAGCAGAGCTTTGTAAGTCTGATTTTGCCACCCCAAGGTCTTGCAGAACTTTTTCCTTATCCAGTTTAACCTTATCATAGTATTTTTCCATCCCTTCGTAATCTAGCCGCAGCGTAGGCTCGGTGAACATCCTGACCGTCATGTCGATGATGCGGAGCTCTTCCCTTGGCACGAGTGGTAATAAGTTTCTGAAAACGAGATAGGTAAGTTCAACGTCATGGGCACAACCGGCGGCGAGCTTAGCGTAAAGATCCGGCGACAGGTCATGCACTCCACGGAATTCGTTGTACGGGACGGTTTTAGGGGGATAGCCGAACTTAGCAGCGAGGCTTTCGAGAGAGTGGGATTTGTTGTGTGGAAAGACGAGCCGAGCCATAGAGAGGGTATCGAACCAGAAAGCAGGTCTTGCATTGTAATGGTGGCCGTATATAAGCCCGTCGAAGCTCGCTTTGTGGCAGACCATGGCGTATTCGCCCATGAGGGGGGCAACTTGCCGGAAAGCGTCATGGTTGAACACCTGTGTCTGGATTGAGGGGTTTTCCCCTATAGGGGGAAGTGCATCGAGAACCTTCACGGCACAGCAATGCAGCTTGAAGCGCGGGTCGCGCACGTAAGCTTCTGTCGTCATGGACTTCAACGTGTAGTCCTGACTATAGAACGTTTCTGTGTCGGATACGGCGAATTTCATTTTAATTGCTCCTGCAGGGCATTTTCCGCGTTCGTCATTATGATATTGCCGCACAATTTCCTCCCTTATAATCGGAGTTAGCTTGGCGGCTATCTGTTCCATAAGGGGCGTGGTTTGTGATTCAGGCCTGTGTCGCCTCCTTTGGAAAAACAGGTTCGAGCGCGAAGTTTAAAGCGTTCCGTAATTCTCTCGCTTCTTCAATCTCCAAAACGTAGTCAGTCCCCGGCATCTTCACCAGAATGCAGTCCTCACCACTAATGGAGTGCTTTAAAAGACGACTAGCCTTCTTTGGCGTGGTTTGTGAATCAGAACGGGAGGTCATTTTGTGTCCCTTCAAAGTGAAAGCCAACGAGTTGAAATAGGGAATTGAAAAAGTGCTTCACGCCGTTGCAGAAAATTGGGTCAGCGATATTGTTGTCCCGAAGCGGCGATGATTTCCACAGATATTTGACGTACATATCCGCGCTGATTATCTCGAAGGCTTGTGTGTATTTTTCAACATCCTTGCGAACAAGAATTTCAATCTCTGGGTTATCTTCGCTTTTCCAGATACCAATAAGCATGTCATCCCAATAGTTGTGATGCTGCCAAGCTACCTCGGAAAAACCATGTGCCTTCATCACCTCAACAAACTCCGGCTCGTTCGGGCAATATAGGTCATAATCTGTTTCGGCTTTCACCGTGACCCGATCTGGGTATTTCTGCGCCATGCGACGACTACCGCCTAGGCGAAAGCCAAGGGCAATTAATTCATCGGCTTTTGTCGTTTGAGAGTCTTCATTCATTTCTTGTCTCCATCAATTACGCCTAACGTGTCTCTCGTTGTATATGGAATATCTAATTGGACATTGCGGTATTTCCAATTAAGAATTTTGTTCATCAGTGGTGACCAAAGTGTGATGTTTATTTTTAGCCCACGCCAAAATGTTCCGCCTAGAGCCATGTTGCCCTTCCAGTATCTCCATGGGCTATCCCATAACTCTATGGGCTTCCATTCATCCCAAAGACGAACCCATTTGTTATATTTCTCACGGCGATATTTAATGCATATGTTTGGTTCTGTGGTTTTAGTTTTCTGATTCTCCATCATTCTTTTCCTCTGCTCGTTAAATGTATGCCGCGACAGACGGAGCATTCATAAGGCGATTGCCACTTGAATCCGTTCATCGAATAGACAGCCGCAGCCTTAACCGCCTCCCAAGGTGTCGCATAGACTTTCTTCTTGGCGCATGTACGTTCTGGCTGTCGCTCTTTGCGATTAGGCTTGCCATCTAGTCTCATGGGGCTGCCTTTCGGAAGAATATCCAGTTAAGCAATTTCCAGAACGGTCTAAATTCATATTTGCTCATTGAGTTTCTCCAATGCTGCGTTTATCTGCCAAATTCTTACTTCATCTGTGCTGCCATTGCGCTTCAGAAGTTCCTTCTTACGCAAGATGAGACAGGTTTTTATGACCTTAATATCTGTCTTGGAGAGAGTCGTTAGAGTTTCTTTGGACATTGTGCCTCCAAAATAAAAATAAGGGCTTCAGCAATCTTTCTGACACATGCTTCGATCGGCGTAACATGGGCCATCTGGTCGCTGACTTCCTGCAAGCCCTCAAGAATTTCTTTTCTCTTGGCTTCTCGCCGCTGCGGAGTATTTCTCATTTTGGCTTCTTTCTGATCCAACCCGTGTTATTGCACAGCGGGCAATTTTTTGGCTGGTCCGGCTTGCCCTCCGCCTTGGCACACAGACAGGGCTTCTTGCTCATTTTTTCTTCCTTGCTTTAGCCTTCAGCTTGCGATTTTGTGCCGCGAGGTTGTCCAGATTAGCGCGCAGAACTGCGTTTTCCATGTCTGCTGCGTAAAGGCGGCGCTCCGTATTGTGCATCTGGTGCAGCAAACCGAAAGCCGGATGGTTGGCAAAAACAGTTACCTGTTCCGGCTTTGCTACGCTAAGATCTTTCTGCTTTTCCATTTTATTCCGCTCCTATGTTTTCTAGCCACAAAATCCAACGAGCAAAGAACCCACGCCTGTGGTGAATGCGCGAGACTTGATTTGAAAGAGTAAGAAGGTGAAAATTAGGGATCATCTAGTTTCTGAGGTTAGTGGTTAAGCGGCACGACCTTCGATATAATCACGGATTTTACCTTCAACTTCATAAAGTTCTTTCTGAGCTTCAATCTGCCGAAGATTTAGCTTCACCATTTCTTCCACCTTATCTGGAGTGCTGCACATCGCCAAAGCCCGAAGTGTTTGGCTAAGCTCTGTTTTGCGTTTTGCTAGTTCTTCTATGGTCATTGGATTGCTCGGGGTTAGTGGTTCTGGTTGTAGATAAAGAGTTCTAGGCCGTAACACGCCCATTGCATTTCGAGGCTTGCTTGCCCGCTTGTTTCGATCCGCCATAGCTTCGACGTTGACACTCCCAGCAATTGCGCGGCGCGCTCTTGTGTGAGACTGCAACGCTTGCGCCACGCTTCAAGATCGTAGGGCACTGTTGACGACTTAATTTGTTTTGGCATGTTGCACCTTGTGTTTTGTATAATACCTAACTTGTCACACTTGACAAGCTTTATTTTTGACTTTTGTCAATCTTCTTTATTCCACCAGTATTCTGGCACGTTAACAGTTTTTATATACATCGTATCAGACCATTCTTGTGCCGTTGTGGCCTTGTTGACGCGCAAGCATACCTCGCAAGCTATTATGACGCCTTCGCTGTATGGCTTCCCCGCTACCTTCAAGGCCTGCTCTTTAGCCCGCGCCGCTAGAACAGCCTCGCGGTCACTTTCCGTAAAGCAATTAGGATTTTTCATCCGGCTTTTCCCCTTCTGTTTCGGCGCGGAAGTTCCGACGCGCTTGGTTGGCAAGAGCGAGAAAATCCCAGCCGCGCAGTCGGCACAAGTGCATAAGATCACACATAAAGTCCGAAGCCTCATCAGGATCAATAGGGCTTTCACTTTCTAGCCAATGCTGAATTGTGCGGGTAACCCATGCAGCCTTCTGTTCATTGGTCATTGTTTACGGCCTCCCATAAAAATTGATGCAGCACTTCTCTAATTGTTAAACCTTCCACTTGCGCTAGTGCTTCAAAACATTCGGCATAAACGCTTCCGGCCTGAATAGCCCCAAAATCAGAAGGAAACATACCTTCCGTATCAGACTTTAAGAGCCTTATAAGGGCATCGCGTAGGGCGTTTTCGTTAGCTGTGTATTGGGTTTTCATGGTTTTAGCCTTCAAGATAAAGTTTACCGTTATTGCCCAAAACAAGCGACAGTTGCCCGAATGCTTCCGCCGCCTTTGTCAGGGCTTCGCCAACCTCTAGGGTATAGTCCCTATCCCAAAAGCCCGCGCCGTGATAGTTGCGAGTTAACCAAAAGTCGTGGCCGTTCTGGTCACATGTGCCCGCTTGATCAAGCAAGGCTTTGTTGACCAGTTCGAAGCATGCGCAGTCGGACACGATCTTATCGACCGTCTCGGGGGCGAAGTCAGGAAACGCCTTACCTTGTATGGCCTCGTCAGCGTCCGGCCCTGCATCGGTGAAGAAGATCGCATCAACATAGGCCCGCGTGAAAACACTTAAGTCTTTATGTTCAAGCATGGTTTAGCCCTCCCTCTTTCCGTTTTTGTCAAAGGTGTATTCGTTGGCCCGAATGCCTTCTTCCAAGTACTCGCGCGAGGACATATAATCGGCTTCCTTTTGCAACATGCTTGCATACTCTTCCAGAATGGCGCGGAGAAACTCGCTGGCCAGTTCCTCCAACTCGTCCTCTGTCTCGGAAAAATCGTCGCTGTCCGGCATGCCGTCAACGATAGCTTTAACCTTGGCCAGATAATCCTTGGCTGTTTTATAGCTGCCGCAAGTTTCCCCGTGCTCTTCCAAAATCTTTTCCGCACATGCGTCGGCGTGATTAATAAAATCGCCTTCGGCGCGCTTGTTCCGGTCAAGATCAAAGCTCGTTATTCTTATGCCAACATGCGCGGCATCGTCATACGTGCTTTGCCACCATTCATTGTCAAAAGCTCCTTCTAAATACCAATTAAGCGCGCGCTCTTTGGCCTTTTCAGTTGGCAATTCGTCATATTCATAAACCGTTTTTGTGATTGTTTTAGGCATGGTACTTTCCTTTTTTTGTGTGGTCATGATCTTTGCCCCTTTTAGTTTGAGTAAACCGCGCGTAGCACTGTGGCCACAAACACGATCAAGAAAGTAATCCCGCCCGCTAGGGCTTCGCCGCGCGTCATATTACTTTACCAGTGCTGAAAACTTCGATTGCGCTGCGCGGGCAGTGGTATGCTTTCTCAAGCTGTTCTTTCGCGTCCTCAATGCTTGCCGCCGCTAGGGACACTTTAAGCGCGGGCTTGCCCGTACTGTCAGGAGGTATGAAGCCAATGAAGCGGTAGCACTGAAAGGCCACAGGCTTGCCCTTAGGCTTGCGGGCGTGGTAGACCATTGTTGCTTCGTAATGGTTAGATGTTTTCATTTTAGCACCTTTTGTTACCTTTTAGTGTACTTGTTACCGTTCACTATGCAAGGATCATAGTTTATAGCTATTCACTATGCAAGGACATAATGGGTAATTTTATTGCTTTTTGCAAAATATCCCGCGAGGCCCGCGCTATGGCCGGATAAGCTTCGCGCGGTATCATGCGCCGCCCTGTCGCGCACTGGTAGACCATAGCAGGGCTAAGCGCCACGATGTTCTCAAGCTCGCGCACACTTAGCCCCTTGCTATGCGGCAGGTCAAGGTCACTAAGAGCAAGCAACACGCGCCGATACAGCTCGTTTGTAGGGTTATTCGTTCGCCAGCTCAACAGTTGCTTGGCCCGCTGCCGCTTAGTTTTGACCATTGGCTAACCTTTCAACCCAGCGCTCTATTTCCGGCCAGTGCTTGGACGGGATAGGATATTTATGCCGGAACCAGTTGCACACGTTCGGCTGTGTTGTGCCAAGGTATGCGGCAATATCCCCTTGCGTCCTGCCAGTTTGCACCAACAAGGCTAAATATTTATTGCTGATTTGCATGCTCATGGCTTTAGCCACGGCAGCTGGGCGTCAAACTCTTTGCCAAGCGGAACAGATATGTCAATTTCTCCCAGCTGCGCAGCTTCCGCCGCCAGCTTTTTGTCCATGGGCGTTTGCTTGTATGTAGCCTCCCGCGTAACTGGCAGTTTATTTTGTGCCAAGTGCTCTACTAACACAAGGCGGGCGTATGCGGCGGGCTTCATAAATTTTTGAGCTGCAAGGCTTTCAAATTCACTTAGCCACGTCGGCGCTACGGTAATCACTAATTTAACGCTGTTTTTTTCCATTTTTACTACTCCTTTTTGGGGTTGATTTGAATACGTTTTATACTGGTTTTGAGTACGCTGCAACTCCTTTTTGTATACAAAACGTATTGTTTTTTACCACGGCACTTTGCATGAATGCGTGTTTTTTAGCTCAAAATGCCTGTTTTTAGCCCATGAGTGCATGTTTTTGCAAAGTGACTACGCGAGCATGGAATAATGTAACCCATTGATTTTGCTATTGGGTAATTTTATTGCGGGTATGTGTCATAGTGAGAGGTTGCACGCATGGGCATTGAATTGTTTGGCAAATTCGCCATGAAGTACTGATTTATAACTGAATTCAAAAACAGGGGTACCCTGCACAGAAAGAAATTGCAGAAAAAGAGAAAAACAAAATTTCTCTAGTATATATGTTTTAGGATTTAGTTATTATTATAGACATCATGGTCACACCACCACCAAAAAACTAAACAATTCAACGCCTTAAAGCCTAACACAAATAAACATTGGGCATACCCCGCTTAACCCCTTGAAACAAAACAATTTCCTTTGCGTGCATATTGAATGTAGTTAACAAAAGGTTAACAGCATTCATGCAAAGTGCATGGTTATATTTTTATTTTAAAAAACACCATAAAATAGCT